ATGACGGAGCTTATATCTTTGCTTCTTTCATGCAAGCCTACAAAATCGACTTAATTGAAGAGATTGGAAAGTTGCACTGGAAAAAATTCAACGCATTACTTGTCGGTTTGCCTGAAGGAACCAAATTTGTAGAAGTCGTGAAGATTCGCTCTTACGAGCCGCAAAAAGGCGACAGTCAGGAATACATCGAGAGTATGCGGAAATTACAAAAAGAATACCGTCTACCAGACGACGAAGAAGACGACGAACTGGAAGACGATGAATATGATTATTACGAATAGAAAGGAGGTATACAATGGCAGATGGAAAAGTTGTCATCCAGGTTGACATGGATGGCAATAAAGCACAGTCAGGCGTTGAACGTTTAAAAAGCATGATGGGCGGATTAGCTGAAAGCGGAGAGCGAGTAGGTTCGGTCTTTAAATCGGTTTTAGGTGCTAACATTGTCAGTGGTGCTCTGATTGCAGGGGTCCAATCCCTTGGAAATGCTTTGAAGAGTGTTTTTTCTACGGCTTTGGACGAAGGGGCAAAACTCCAACAATCCTTTGGTGGTATCGATACGCTTTATAAAGGTGCTGAAGATACCATGAAGCAATATGCTACTACTGCGGCAGCTGCTGGTATCTCTGCTAATACATACGCAGAGCAAGCCGTTTCTTTCGGTGCTAGTTTGAAAAAAGCACTTGGAGGGGATGCAGTTAAGGCTGCTGAGTCAGCAAATAAGGCAATCATGGCTATGGCCGACAACTCAGCTAAAATGGGTACTGATATCGGTTCAATCCAGATGGCCTATCAAGGATTTGCCAAGGGGAACTATACCATGCTGGATAACCTCAAGCTAGGGTATGGTGGTACTCAACAAGAAATGCAACGGCTTCTTAAAGATGCAAGCAAACTTGAGAAGGCGATGGGTAAGAAGTTTGATATCAACAACTTTGCCGATATCGTAGAAGCCATTGACCTGGTTCAGCAAGAATTAGGAGTGGCAGGGGTTGCAGCAGAAGAAGCTAAGACGACCTTTAGTGGCTCGTTTGCAGCAATGAAGGCATCAGCTTCCAATTTCTTGGCGAATTTAGCACTCGGAGAAGATATTGGCCCATCATTGAAGGCGCTCGTTTCTACTACCTCTACATTCCTGCTAGGCAATTTCTTGCCGATGGTTGGGAATATCATGAGGCAAATTCCACAAGCCGTTGAGACGGCTCTGGCAGAAGCTGGCCCTAAAATTGAGCAAGGCTTCAAATCCTTGTTTGCATCACTCGGAGTTGATGAGGGCGTCTTTGACGTTATCAAGGACACTTTTCGAGATGTTGTTGTGACAATCCAGTCGCTCTTTGAAGAACTGACAAGCGAATCCAATGGGTTTGGCAATGTTATCCAAGGTGTTGGGAATGTCATTCAAACAGTTAACGTCATCATCCAGAATATGGCTATGGCCTTTCAGTTTGCACTCGAAGCCTTCTCTGAAACAGGAGCAATCAAGAACGCCTATCAAGCATTTAAAGATTTGACGGATGCAGCTTTAGATCTTGCAATTAAGTTAGGCGATGCTATTCCTTGGGATATCGTAGGCGCAGCCGCTGGGCACGTCGTGAACGCTATTTCAATGATTGTGAGCTGGATTTCAAAATTAACTCAATCAATTAGTGCAGATGTCTGGAGAGGATTGATTGCAGGGATTGGAGGAGCTCTAGTCGCTTTCAAGGCATTTAATTTCTTGAAGAGCTTTAATCCGTTTGGCTTATTTGCTAAAGGTGCAAAAGAAGGAGCGGACGAAGTTGTGAAGGGTGCAACGAGCTCGAAAAGCGCAATCGCTCAAATCTTCAAATCAATCTCAACTCTAATCAAAACAACAGGAACAGCAATCAAAACGGCTGCGACAGGAATTGGTGAAGGTATCAAAATTGCTCTTTCTGGTTTAGCGCCAGTCATCCGAGCATTTGGATTAGCTTTGAGAACGGCAGGAGTTGGGAATATCCTTGCTCTTGGCGGAGCGATTGGTATTGCAGCAGTCGGAATCGGAGCTGGAGTGGCTATTATTGCTGCAGGCCTAAGTCTCATTGCTAGTCAAGGCGAAGGAGTGGCTACAATCATTAACGCAGTTGGGCAGGCATTTGCTACTGTTGCTACTGCAATCATCAGCACATTTGCTCAGGCTATCGTTACAGTTTCAGGAGTTCTGCCAACAGTAACAAGTGCTCTTGCTCAGCTCGCTCCTCTTGTTGTTGCATTCGGAGAGGCAATGGGTGCAGCAGCTCCGTTTATCACAGCTTTAGGCGAAGCCATTTCAGGAATTGCAACGGCAGTGACTCCAATCGTCGAGATTATAAGTAATGCATTCGTTTCAGTAGCTCAAATTATAGCTGACGCTATCGTTCAAATTGTTGAAGCGATAGCTCCATTTGCTCCAGCTATAACTGAAATGGTCGTTGCGATAGCTCCGTCAATTGCTGATATTGTTTCGTCATTTAGCAGCATGTTCTCTCAGATTAGTCCTATCATTGATAGCTTGTCTAATCTCTTGAAAACATTTGGAGAACAAGTGAGCTCTATCTTGAAAAGTGCTGGTAGTGTAGTTGAGTCCTTTGGTTCTGCTATTCGTAATGTACTTGATGGTGTAGCTGGAATCTTTGACAGCATCGGTAATGCTGCTAAGAATGCAGGTCTAGGCGTTAAATACATGGCAGAGGGTATTCAAATCCTTGTAGGCCTCAATTTAGCTGACCTTGCAAGCACTTTGACGGTTGTTTCAGCTGGTCTTACTGCTATTGCTAATTCTGGTATCGCTACGGCTGGTCCTGGATTGCAACAAGCAGGTACTGGTTTGATGTTGATTGCTACATCGGCTCAACTTGCAAGTCTTGCTTTGCAGTCAGTACCTACTGTTCTATCATCACTAAACACTAGCCTTGGTACATTGCCTGAAACATTGGCGAGCGCTGGAGCTTCGATGAGCACTTTTGCTTCATCGGTTATGAGCTCATTTGCAAGCCTTGGAGGCTCTGTAGCAAGTGTCATGATGTTACAAACAGGTTTGATGGCTCTAGCTAATGCGATGATGATGGCTCAGAGTGGAGCTTCATCGATGTCATCTACTCTAATGATGATTAACGCTTCAGCTTCATCAGCTTCAGCTTCCGTTTCTCAGCTTGCTTCAGGCATAGCTTCAGCGATGGCACAAGCGGTTGCTTCTGTCCAGTCAAGTATGCTTTTGATTGTTTCTGTGATTACACAGTCATCAATTCAAATGACTCAAGCTGGTCAACGTGCTGGACAAGGGGTGTCCAATGGTGTGACTAATGGTATCCGTTCAGGAATTGCCTCAGCTACATCAGCGATGTCATCCATGGTCAGCTCAATCCAAGCTACAGGAATGGGAGGCGTCTCTACAATGCGCTATGTAGGCTCTATGATTGGCCAAGGTTTAGCAAGCGGGATGTATTCAGCTCTAGGAGCTGTTACGGCTGCAGCTAATGCTCTAGTCGCTCAAGCTGAAAGAGCTGCACAGGCCAAGGCTAAGATTAACAGTCCATCACGCTTGTTCAGAGACAATGTCGGACGCTATATCTCTCAAGGGGTGGCAGTTGGTATCCTGACAGATGCTCACAAGGTAGATGATGCTATGGGCGATGTATTCGACCAAATCAGAGCCTTTAATTTTGCCCCTGAAGATATTCTCGGAGTCGGTGGAGCGAGCCTTACTAAGACGCTTCAGGTTAAATCAGACCTTGACCGTCAAATCAAGGCAAGCGTTAAGGTCGTACAAGAAAAATCTAACCGACTAGTCGAGCAAGCTCTAAACGTTGCTGAAAAAGCAGTCAAACGGCCTGTAAACATGATGATGGAAAGTGGAGCGCTTGTCGGACAAATTGGCCAACAGATGACCGATTTCCAAAATGACAAGCTCATGATCGATAACATGATGAGAGGTATTATTTAATGGACACCGTAATCTATAACAATCATGACCTCTCTGAGGTTATCAAAATAAGCGAAGTAATACGCCCGATAGGAAATGAAAGGAACGTCACAACGAATGACGCTCCTTTTTTGGGCGTTAACGTCCAGGAAGTAAGAACTGGACCTAAAAAAATCAAAATCAAGTTTGCCGTTCAAAGAAAGACGGCAAGAGATACCGAGTCAGCCAAGCACGCTTTGGCCACAATCTTGAACACAGATAAGCCTGTTAAGATTACCATTTCAGACGAACCTGACAAGTATTACATGGGACTTGTCATTGG